CATCTAAATTAGAACCATTTCTAGCAATGGTTAAATTATTTGTTGCAAAAGTTCCTGCATAATCTTTAACAGCCACAATATCACCTGCACTTGGAGTTGCAGGTAAAGTCATTGTTATTGCTCCACTAGTCGTATTAACGAAATATCCTGTTCCACTAACAGCCGTAAAACCTGCAGTCTTTGCTGTAGTGTCCCAATCAACCGTTCCCGTTCTTCCAAAACCTGTTTGACTACCATTATTAACAACAGTAGTTCCAGAAGGAAAAGTTATTGTATCACCAGAGGCACCAACTGTTAAATTAGTTCCGCATTGTGGTTCAATTGCATTTACTTCTATTTTACTCATTAAATAATTACCAATGTTCCTGTTACTGTTTGTGTTCCAGTAATAGTTACTGGTCCTGCTAATACGCCTGAATCTAAAGTTTGATCTTGATCTAATGTTGATGCATGAGTTACAACATAACCTGTTGCTTCCATCACTGGAGAAATTGCTTTCTTAGCAGGGATAGTACAAAATACTTCTTTTTCCCCTATACCAAAATTAATTTTAGCTGTGGTTCCTAAATTATTACTTATGACTGTGTCTCTTGATAGAGTATCTGTTGCAGCATCGGTAACGGTACCAACGCCAACTTCGAATTCATCTGTTCCAGTATTCGTGATACAGTAATACGTAGTATTACCGTCACCTACACCCGATACAAATGAAACAAAGTCTTGAGAAGCACCAGCCAAGTCGAACGTTCCCGTTCCAGTAGTGGTACTTGTCTCTTTAACTCTATCGTTAATGACAAGAGCCATCTATCCTCCTTAACCACTAATTCTTAAAATCGCAGATGTTGAATTGAAATCTGGGAATTGAATTGTAAATGTACCAGCTGTTGCTGTTTTATCTCCACCAAAATCTAATACCGCAACTGCTTTATTTGATTCAGATGTGTTATAAATTAATGCACCTCTTGCTGTTAAAGTTACTCCTGTAAATGATAAATCAGCAAAATCTACAATTGCTACTCCTGTATCAAGTGATGTCGCTTGTCCTGTTAAAACTCCACCTCCTTGTACATACTGTCCTGTATCTGATACTTGACCGCCTGTACTATCTCCAGGATATGCCGTTGTTGCTGCTGATAAATTTGCTGTGTCTTGGTATAGTGCTAATTTGAAAGTATCTCCACCAGTTTCTAAATCGTGAATACCTTCAAGTATTTCTTTTTTGAATGAATTTGCTACCGCTTGTTGTATTGCCATGTTTAAACTCCTTTATAAATTTTATGGTGATGGTGAAGGTACCTTTATTCTTGGAACCCCATCATCAAATTCCGCTCTACGTCTTCTACCCATTTGTTGAAGAGCAAAAGCTTCTATAGAACTATCATACCTTGTTTTATATAGGTTGTACATATCCATAGGGCCTTTTAAGTAAGAAAAGGCTTCTACTAATACACCATACAACAACATTCCTTCTTGGTATGTAGAAATATAAGTTGTATTAGAATTATCAAAATGAGGTGGATTTATTATATAATTTAATTGAACTGCATAAGACTGATCTGGGGTAGGTGCGACTACAATATTATTTTCATCCCAGTTGGCATAATATTTAGGTAAACCTGTATCTCCTGTAGTATTATATTCAGTCACAAAACTTGTATCTCTTTTTTCCATAAAAACTCTATCCCCTGTTTGGTCTGTAGTAGTAAATGTTTGAAGAGATCTTATAATTAAAAAATCAGCAGGCATAACTAAATATCTTTTATTTGCATTAAAAGATGAAGTTGCATATTTTCTTAAATCATCATAGTCTACCTTACCTGCAATATCGATTTCTGTATTTCTTATAAATTGATCAAGTAAAGTATCTGACAATACATTAGAATCTACTTCAGTATAATTTCTTACTTGTGTTAAAAAATTTGAATAAGTAATTGCCATTAGTTCCTCTCGTATCCTAAAGCTTCATCTGTATTAATTAAATCAGGATCAGCTAATATATCAATTCTTGTTACTTTAGTAACATTTCCCTTATTAATTTTAAATTCTGTTTCAACGTCTATGATATTTGTATTGGAAGTATAATTTTCTTCTAAATTATCATCTGTAGTTGTACTAAAATAAAATTTATAAGTAGCCATTATGATATTCCTATTGTTACATATCCAAGATTAATTACTGCTTCTCTTTTTCTATTTTCTGCAGCACCATCAAGAGGTTGCATGCCATTAGAGTTAAAAGCAAAAGCTCCTGGTAAAGTTAAATCTACAGTAGCTCTGCCACCACCTCCAGATAAAATTGTAAAATTTTGAGGTCTTGCATTCATTAATGCAACACCATCTGCTCCTCTATTTCTAGGATCTAATTGTGGATGTTTAGGCTCGTATTCAGATCTATGAACCAAGGCTCCCGTCCACTCTTTAACCATTTCTCTGTATGGAAAAGCTTGACCAGATCGATCTGAAATTGCTAATGCATATTTACCTGTTGCTCTAGTTGCCATTATACTCCATCTCCATAAAAGGTTTGCGGTGAAATATAAACTGAAGTTCTTTGACCATCTTCATTTAAAGCTCTTTGTAATTCATCTTCATAAACTAATTTTAAATTAGAAGTTAATTGAGGATTTTTTAAAAAAGATAAATAATATGCTAAACCAGAAATCATGCATGGTATAAATCTATAAGCGACATCTGCTTGATTAGTATAAGAGCCTGCATCTTCAATTCTATTAATAGTATAATATTTTAAATGAGTATATGTTGTAGCATCTGGTGCAATATACAAGTTAATTATTGGTGTAGTTTGCCTATCTACAAAATATTGTGAAGGTTGTCCTTGTGTTCCTTTATTGGGTAAAGCAGCATAAGCTGATCTATCAATCTTAGTTAAAGATATATCATTTGTTGATATAGTAATTCCTGAACTAGTTGAAATGTAAGCCTCTAAAACATCAGATACGCTTGATGGTACAGTGTATGAAATTGTACCTGCTGTTAATGCTTGTGTTTGTAATTCAACTTTCCAAAGATGAACGCCACGATTACCCCATTCTGAAAATAAAATATTTAAATTTCTTCTTGCTCTTTTTAAATCATAACCAGACATACCATTTACTCCACATCTGTTATATGATTCTTCTATTATTTCATCTATATTTAAATCAAATGCTGTTGTTCCTGAAGTAGCCATTATAACAATCCTTTATAATATTTCATTGCTCCGCCTTTAGAAGCTTGTTTAACACATTGACCACCAACATTAATATAACCTGGAGGACAAGTTACAGCTTGATTATCTTGTGCACCTACTGTTTGTAATTTTTGAGCTGCAGTTATAGTAGGAGACATATTCATTGCTTTTCTTCCAACGATAGTATCTCTAGCAGCACCAATTGCATTAAATATAGTTGCTCCAGGGATAATATTTGCAGATCCAAGAACTTTTTGTCTTGCTTTAAAATTATCTTTAAATGATGTTATAGACTCTGTAGGAACACCAGGATCAACAGGGCCTTGTGGTGATCTTACTTGACCAGTAACTGATGTATTTGGAGACATAGCAGCTTTACCAGCTCTTGCATCAGCTTGTGCTCCTTTGAAGAACTTTTGTACTCTTAGTTTTTTTCTGGCCATGCATATCCTTAATTATATTAAATCTTTATAATAATCCATTGACTTACCTGGTTGTAAATTTTCATCTTGTAATCCCATACCAGATTGTCTAGCTGCTCCATAACCTCTTTTCATTTCACCGCCTTTATTCATTGTGGCAGTATTAAGCATTTTAGTTTTTTGTTCATAATCTGAATCTTTGTATTCTTTACTGTCAGTAATTTTTTTAAGTTCTTTTTGAGATTTTAACTTTCCATGTTTAATATTACCTTCAGTTGAAGTATCACCGCCCATAGATTTTTTCTTAACTATGTTTCTTATATCTTTTGGTTCAGCAAGTTTAATTGATCTTACATATTTAGAATATTTATCTTCAGACATTTTACCATCTGGAGTTTTAACCATTTTACCTTCTCTAGCTTTAATGGGTTTCATCATTTTAAAATCTTCACCTGATATTTTACCATCTTTGTTTTTATCTAATTTTTTTTGACCGCCTTTAAGCATTTCGCCTCCTTGTGATTTTTTATTTTTATTTTTTATTATTTCTTTAATACCTGGGTAATCTTTTGCTTTACCTTTATAAAAAACACCTTTAGGCATTAATTGAATTATTTTTGGTTTTTTTGGTTTATTACTCATCCCACCATCACTTTTATTTAATGGTTTCGGTTTTATTGGTTTAGGTTTTAAAGGCTTACCGCCTTTTCCCGTAGGTTTAACCACCACCATTGTAAAAGTATATTTTTTGCTCATAAGTCTATCATACCCCCATAGTATTTCTTTGTAAATGTACTAACATTTGTAGGTTTAGGGCCAGTGTTCGGGGTGGCACGTTTTCTGGCAACAGCACTTGCCTTTTCTGACTTTGTCATCCGAGTGGCTTTTGCAAGTGGGACGCACTTCGGATATTTCCTCTTCTGGGAAGAGCCAGTTGACGTACTTCTCCCACAAGGTTGATAACTTCCATTTTTTCGCTTGGCTCCAATATCTACCCATTTTTCTGAAAACCATTTTTTAAGACCGTCCTTTGCCATTATATTAAATCTTTATAATATGATTCGTATGATTTGTTAGATACTTTTTCACCACCTGCTAATTCAGATTTTATATACGAACCGTTATACTCTGTTCTTTTTTCATATTCTTGATCTGTTTCAGTTGTCATTCTAGGTCTATGTGTTTTAGCATGATCAGTAACCATAGCTCCATTTTTATATCTAGGTTTAGGTTCATAATGCATTTGCATGCCTCTTTGATCACTTATAATATAACCTTCAGGTTTTTCTTGTTTTTTCGTTTTTGGTTTTGGTTTTTTCTTTGGTACCATAATATCTCCTCCTTCTTTAGCCTTTTTAGGCCCCCAGTCTTTTCTTTTTACACCAGAAGGATCTTTAGCTTTACCTGCACAAATTTTAGATGCATAAGCGTTAGCATACGCAGAAGGGTATACTTTAAATTTACTTTTAGCGGCCGCTTTGCCTCTTGCACATAATTTAGTCATTGTGTTTAAGCCTTTTTCTGTTGTACAACTTTTTAGATTGTACCACCTTTTGCTTAAACTTTGAAGACCTTAGGTTTTTTGCTATTGGATTGTTTTTTAACTTGTAATCGTTTCTTTTTTCTCGCTCCACGTAATTTACCATCTATTTGCTGTGTCATTTGTGATCTACCTATTGTCATACTAAATCTACCGCCTTTCCTATTATGGGTTTATATTTAACAATTTTATTTTCTCTAAAAGCTCTCATGTATTGTCGTCTAGGGTTAAACTCTACATAACTTGCATGGATCCATCCAGAGTTTGGCTCACCAGGAGTATAAAACTCCAAAATTAATTGATCTGTTTCACAGTTTTTATAAACCCAATCTGCTACTTCAGCATTATCTACACCATTAACTTCGAAATCAACGGCTTCAGCTTTTGTATGTTGTGATTCTAATGAGCTACCTATTGCTAAACATAACTCAGGAGAACGAAATCCGCTTGTTACTTTTACTCTTCCGAATTGATCACGGACTGGTTGTAAAACTCTTTCACAAAGGAGTTGTAATTTTTTTATTTGATCTGAATTAGGATTATTATCTATTCCCTTACGAATAGCCGTATCTGACTTAATTAACTCTTGCAAAGTAAAATTTCGAGAAAGATTCATTTTGCTTTTATAATTTTACCTATACTTATACTACCATCTATATTTTTTTCAAGTTCTGCTTCAACTTCACCGCACATAAATTGTTTATTAGCCATATCCATATTACGTGTTGCTTCTCTTTTCATCTTTAAACAAGTTGATAAACTATCTTGTATTCGATGTTCAATCAACTCTCCATTAATGAATAAGCACAACGCAAAAACAATACCAATCATTACCAAAATTTTAATTTCTTAGCACCCTTCTTAACTGCATTACCAGTTGCTTTTGCTGCATTAGATACAGGAGCAACTACATGATTTCTAATTGGATTCATTACTGGTCTTGTATCAACTGTTATACTTGGACTAATAGATACACCAACTCCCAATGCTAATTTAACATCAGCACCTACAGTTAATTTACCATCCTCAACTGTTGCACCTCCTCCAACTTTTGCTCCTATTTGTGGACCAACAGAAAC